TAAAGTTTCCACTTGCATCTCTCACAACTACTTTATTGGCGCTATTGGCACTATCTGCATCCACCGCCCAAGTTGTTGCTACAGATCCATTGTAATTGGTACCTGTTAAATAAGCTCCACGAACCAAGTCTTGTCCCACTTTGGTAGCCGTTCCACTTAGTGAAGCGGTAATCGTTCCGGCACTAAAGTTTCCACTTGCATCTCTCACCACTACTTTATTAGCGCTATTGGCACTATCTGCATCCACAGCCCAAGTCGTAGTTCCAGATCCATTGTAATTGGTACCTGTTAAATAAGCTCCACGAACCAAGTCTTGTCCCACTTTGGTAGCCGTTCCACTTAGTGAAGCGGTAATCGTTCCGGCACTAAAATTACCCGAAGCATCTCTCACAACGACTTTATTCGCTGTATTGACATCTGTCGCATCTACAGCCCAAGTGGTAGCCACCGAACCATTATAATCGAAACCTGTTAAATAAGTTCCACGAGTTAGATTTTGACTCACTTGTGTAGCGGTTCCAGAAAAGGTTGCAGCTGTTACTGTTCCAGAACCGACACTTATATTATTGTTATTTGTTGTAATGGTACCATTAATATACATGTTTCCATTAATATCCATAGCATTATAGGGTGTTGTGGATCCAATACCAATATTACCGTTATTTGCAATCATTAAAGCTAATCCACTCTCGTTATCATAAAATTCAGCAACGGAGTTATCACCACTTTGTGTTACTTTAAGAGCAGGTCCAGTACCCGCATTGGTAATGACCATTTGTTCTGTATTACTACTGATCGTATTCAGGATGGTCGTATCACCAAAAACCGTTAAATTACTGGCAAAAAGATTCAATGCTCGTAAACTTCCATGAACATCCAACGTATAAAGAGGTATGGACGTTTGAATGCCAACATTTCCACTCGAATAATAGATATTTGTTCCATTCGTTGTCCATTGAGAAGATATATAAGGCGTTCCACTTTGGCGTAAGATACCTGTAAAATTAACATCTCCTACTACATCCACTGCATAATTTGGCACAGTTGTTCCAATACCTAAATTTCCACTTACGATCGTATGACCATCATTTATATCCAATCGCTGTCTAGGAATCGTTGTTCCTAAACCAACGTTTCCATTTAAGATTTGGAAAACGTCACCTAAAATACGACTCATGAAAAACCTCTACACAATAAATATAAAATTTATCATAGAACTAAACGATGTATAGAAAGGATTTAGAACAATATGGCTTATGTATTACGTGTGAATTGTTCAATTATATGTGTTTAAAGCAATAATTCTCTGACAAAATAACAGAGGTTCTTATATGTCGAGCAGAAATCCAGAGTATTGTACCTTTCGTCCAACGAAACTTAAAGTAAGTCGTTTGGGCGTAAATATTTCAAAACAAATGAATGATTCTCTCAATCTGGATACGTCTCAATATATGATTGTCGGTGAGCATTATGTAAATCAAGGAGGATCAACAAGCAATACCTATTCATTGATTGTGGATGATGAAGGCATTGCTGTAAATACGAGTCTTGCATCTCGACAACAAAATTCAACCGATTATCCCATTCAACTCAATGGAACGGTCTATATTGATGGTAATTTAATCGTCACAGGTCTGATTGGAGGAAGTAATAGTAGCAATATTCTAGGCGGAGGAGGTGGTAGTAATTTTTGGAAATATGCTGGTAATAATAATATTTATTATGATGGAAAAGTAAATATATCAAGCTATAATGATGCGGATGAAAATACCTATAGCTTTAGCATTTCAGAGCCTTCTAATAAAGATATTCAAAAAGCGCAACTCTCCATTCAAAATCGCCAACTCGCTGAATACCGTATTGCTATTTTAGGTAATGCTTCCAATTCTCCTGTTGTTTTAAACACTCCTGAAAAAACACCTATTGAATTCCATGTAGGACGTAAGCAATCCTATTTTACAAATAAATATTTACGCTCTTATTCCAATGATTGTGCAGAATGGATCGAGAATGAACCCATTGATTCGCCGATTTATTCAAGTCCATCCGAAGCACCTCATTTAAATATTGATATCAATGGAAATGTGGGTATTCATACGAATTTTAATCCTAAAATAGCTTATACATTACGTCGTTCTGATCCCCAATATCCAGATGCGATTCAGTATTCTCCTATGTATGAATCGATGGCTCTTCACGTAGATGGTCCTTTATATGCCAGTAACATTTTGATTTATGATTATGAGAATAAAAAACCAAAAAATTTAGATGAACTTTTCGTGCGCATTCAAGGTGAAACCATTTTCGCTTGCAACATCATTCCAGGTGCCTTTGCTCACGGAGTCTATCAATTCCGTTCGAATATATCCATTATGGCAACGCCAGATGATCGTTATGCTTTACTCGTAGATGGTATCATTAAAACCCATTCAAATGTATTCGCAAGCAATGTTTATGCAACCCATTTCATTGAAGGCGAAGATCTTTACATTCGTAACACAGGTTCATTTAGTAATAATATTGTGGTTCAAAATAATATTTACTTTAAAGCCAATCTTTTCAAAGAACGTATCAATCCTAGCACTGGAAGCAATGAATGGTCAATGATCCAATTTGATTCAAGCTTCTTTGCTGAACCCAGTTTATCGAATCTCTATTATATTGGTGATGGTGTTGCAACGATCGGTCGTATGGGCATTGGTGTTTTGCCAACACTCGATGAAATTAATCATCAAACAGTTATTCGCAAGCGTGATGATAGCATCTTTGAATTAGAAATGATGGATCGCTCTTCGATCAATGTGAAACGCACTGCTTATATTGGTCATCCAAAACTCACAACAGAAACACAGAACGATGCCAGTTTGGTATTTGTAACACCATCTAAAACAAATGTCAATTACAATATTGGTTATTATCAAGCCCCTCAAAATATTTACTTCTTCCCAGGTTATGAAAGTTCGATTGGTACATTTACACTTCAAACCAATAATCCTCCTGTACTTGGTGTCTTTGAATCCAAAAAAGTAGGTATCAATAAATATAGTCCAGATGAAGCGTTAGATGTTGTTGGAAATATTCAACTCTCAGGAGAACTTTATACTAAAGGGTCTGGAGATCTATCTGCCACAAAATTAGGAAGATGGACAGCCAAACATTATAGCTATGTGGATCCTGGCTCTAATTTATACGATGGTATTGAATATATTGATTCATCCGCTCCTCACGTCGGTATTAATACAATTCCTAGAGGCGATTATGGATTAACGGTTTCTGGAAAGCTTCTTTCAACGGATGGTTATTATACCAATGATGGTTTTAAGATTTCTCCTTGGTATAAGAAATGTTGTGAAAATGATCCTTTGCCACCCAGTGAAAATATGTTCTCTTTGGGTCGTGTGGGCATTGGACTAAGAACGATGGATGGTACCGTTCATTTGAAAGACGCTACAGAATCAACACGTATCCGTTTATCCAAAGGCGAAAATAATCCAAGTGCGATTGTTCAATTGGATGGTGCTCGTAATAATTATATGATGCATCTCTATGATACAAAAGATTTGGTTGAATTTTATTATGGAGCTTCGAATGATCTTTATACATCAACGGCCAATCGTCCTCTCATTTTAAAGAAAGGTAATACGATTCCAACTCATCAAGTCATTATTAACTCAAATCATGATCTCCTTACCAATACAAATGATGCCCTTATGGTGAATGGAAATGTGCGTGTCTATGGAGATGTTAATATTACAGGCCAATATCGTATTCAAGGATCTGCCATTACCATTACCAACTCTCAAGCAGAATACATTCCAACCGACAATGTGGATGACATTTATATTGCGGGTGCGAATATTTTAATGAATCCAAATCAATCTTCCCAAAAGAGTCTTTATATTGGATTCAATGAAAGTCTCTTAGCAGAATACGCTTCCAAGACGTACTCAACGGTTAATATTTTCCAAAGAATTGATGATCCAGATCATTTAACCGCACGTTTTAGTTCAGAAAGTGATAGTGCCTTTATTCAATTGGACAGTCGTAAATTGGACAAACAACTCAACTTTGGTATCACAGAATACAATGATTTATCGTTCTTTACAACCAATCGTGCAAGTCCATTCTTTGCTTTTAAAGAAAGTACTCCAGGCGTTTATACTGTTGGTTTTGGCACCACATCTGCAAATCAAGCTCAAGTCCAAATTTATAATGATACCAGTTATGGAAGCAATACATTTAAAGTAACCAAGAAAACAAATGTAGATAGTGCAGGTGCAGCGCCAGGTATCACTTTAGAAAAATTAACATCAACAGCCTCTGTTAATTGGAAATTTATTGGTCCTGAAAGAAGTTATCAACAAAAACTTCAAGTTGTTTATCAAGATCTTGTTGATCATAAAGAACTCTATACTTTTACCAATACAGGTTGCTTTGGTATTGGAAATACTCGGCCACAATTTGCCCTTGATATTATAAGCAATAGAAATGGTTCTTTGCGACTTCTTCAAACGGATGCATCTGAAGCAAAACCACAAATTCTATTTCAATGTGGTTCGAATCAATATGGTGCAGATGACCAAACTGACTATCGTCTCTATGCTTATTCAAATAATTTCTATTTAGATATGCAAAATCAAGCACTTGGACAAAAGACGTTATTCCATTTTACTTCAAATACAGCTTTAGGTATTCACGGATTAGCAGATTCAACCTATAATGTGAATATACATGGTAAATTAAATGTAACGGATAGTATTTATATCGATGGTGTAAATATTTTATCGATGAGTACAGGTTCTACAACATCATCGTCAATTATTCGTGGTTGCAATATTTTCCTATTACCCAGTGCAGAACAAGGAGGAGGTGTCACGATTAATTATCCCAATCCAACCTGTAATATCTTCCATATTGCAAGTGGTCTTGATGGAAATATGATGGTACTCGATTCTGCATTTAATGAATCTCAAATTAACTTCCGTGTGGTAGATGATACATTTAATTCACGTATTTATCGTTTGGCAACCAGCAATCAAAGCTTTATCTTAGAGTATTCCAGCAATAATATCTTTGATGTCGATTTTACAGACAAACACGAAGGATTCCAACGTGTCATTGAATGGATACCTACATCGGGTCCTGCATTTAATATGATACTCGATGGCCACCATTTACCCAAACATACAGCTACTTATAATTTGGGTTCAAGTGGAAAACGATGGAAAGACATTTATCTCACGGGTGCAAGCATTGATATGGACGATCTTCGTATTGTAAAAGCAAACAGTCAATTTGTCCTAAAAACATCTTCCAATGACGATTATATTGGACTTAAAGCCAAAGTCCTCACACTTGAAACACACGATGAAGCGGATGCCTTAACAATTTCAGGCAGTAACTTTACGGATTCGATTCAAACTCCTTTTAGCTATCGCATTAATAGCAATGGTCTTCTGTCGGTTGGAACAGGACATACCCAAACAGGTCGCTTTACGATCAATGAAAACAGTGGTTATCCAGCCTTTGTTACCAATCAAAAGAACAACGCTTTAGATCAATGGATGATGCAATACAATGGTGAAACCCGTTCCGTATTTAATGCTTATGGAAACTTGGGCATTGGTACAACATTGGTCGATACCTCTCTCTATGTAAGTGGTAATACGAAGATGGTTTTCGAAAGTACAGAAGCAAATCCAGCTCTGTATGTGGATGGTACAAGTGTATTTACAAGTAATCTCTATGCTCGTCAAAATGTAGAAATTGATCAAGATATTATCATTCACGGAAATACCATTCAAGATTCGGATATTCGTATTAAATACGATTTACGACCCATTGAAAGTGCTTTAGACAAGATTGAAAAACTTACAGGTTATACTTATCAAAAACTCCATCAACCTACACGACAAACAGGTTTGGTGGCACAAGAAGTGCAACAAGTATTACCAGAAGCCGTTTATGAACAAGAAGATGGTATTTTAGGTTTAGCTTATGGAAACTTAATGGGCTTAATGGTCGAAGGCATTAAAGAACTTCGTCAAGAACTCAAAGATATAAAATCAAAAATAAATATTTAAACATAGCTATATATAAAACATTATGATGGAGACACCTCAACAAAAGAAAGTGATTGTGATTGCGCTTCCAGGAAATAGCTTTTCTGGTAATTTTTTGATGGCTTGGACACGTACGGTAGATACATTATGGAAACGTAACTATGAAGTCATTGTTCTCAATCGTTATTCAAGCTTTGTAAGTTTTTCTCGAATGCAAACCCTCGGATTGGATGTTCGCCGGGGTCCTGAACAAAAACCCTTTGATGGAAAACTAAAATACGATGTCTGGCTAACCATTGATTCAGATGTGATTTTTACACCCGAACAAGTGATTGAGTTGATTGAAAATACAGAGATTCATCCTGTTGTATCGGGTCTTTATCGTATGGCAGACCTTCAACATTTCCCATGCATTACGAACTGGGATGAAGCCTACTTTAGACAAAATGGCACCTTCCAATTCTTAACGGTAGAAGATGTTGAGAATTATAAAAAAGAAACACAACAACAGTTTATGCCTGTGGTTTATAATGGAATGGGTTTCTTTGCATGCCGTTATGGTGTCATTGAAAGCATGCATTATCCTTATTTCTGGGATGCACTCCAAGAGATTAAAAACGAACAAGGTGAAGTGATTATGCAAGATATGTGTTCGGAAGATGTTGCTTTCTGCAAGGGACTTACAAAGGCAGGATTTACGATTTATGTCAATTGCAATATTCGTGTCGGTCATGAAAAGACCCTCATCATTTAAACATTTCTTAATTCTTTTTATCAATGCAAATCTTTGTTCCAATCATTTGTTACAATCATACGTGTCATACAAGCTATATGTTTTCGCTTATTAAAATGATGATGACCTTTAAAGAAATGGGAATTAAAATGGCTCTTTATCCCATTACCTTTGATAGTTTAATCAATCGTGCTCGTAATGCAGCAGTGGCCCAATTTTTATCCAATCCAGACAATACCCATTTATTGTTTATTGATGCAGATATTGAATTTTCTACAGAAACCATTTTACGAATGATTCGTGCAGATAAAGATGTGATTGGTGTCGGTTATGCCCAAAAATGGTTAAATATTCATAAAATGAAACAAGTGTTTAGTGATCCGAATACACCCACCAATCCGATTGAATTATGTACGAATGCATCGATTCATTTATTACCTGAAGAGAAAGGACCGATCCAAGAAGTGGAATATTGTACGACGGGTTGTTTATTGATCAAACGTCAAGTTATACAAAAAATGGTTGAGAAATATCCAGATCGTAAATATGCAAATGATGTGGATGCTTATATGGGTTCTAAGCCAGAAATGTTTTATAATCTCTTTTGCATAGAGATTCATCCAGAATCAAAACGTTTAGAAAGTGAGGATTATGCATTTTGTCGTTTATGGAGAGAGATGGGTGGAAAGATTCATGTGATTGTAGATGCTTCCTTGAGACATTTTGGATGGTTTGGATATGACAATCATATCTATCGTCAGTTGCAGTATTTTAATATAAAGGAGAACCGCCAAGAAGATATTATAACTCGTTCATAATGGAAACATCAATGTTTAAACTATTCTCAGAGGATCATATTCAATTCATCGATGAAAATGCTTCTAAAATAAAAGTGCGTTTTTCGATTGATGAAATGACCGAAACCATCCAATTAAAACTTCAACCGTTTTCGAAGATCGTATGGAGTGGAAGATATTTAGCTCGACCAAAGATCCATCAAGAAGTTTTATCTCAGGTTCGTAGTTATTTAGAAGTACCCAATGATTTACAACTTCAACCAATCATTCTAGATCAATCACGAGTACATCCAAGGTATGCGATGAATTTTAACCGTCGTTATGATTTGCTTCATCAACTTCTATTCAATGGAGAATCTAAAACAGAAGATTGTCAGCTTAGCTATGGACATGGTTTATCGTTTATAGGAAATGCAATTTTACAATTTGTGGCTTCCTTAATTGTATATTCAGAAACATCCAGTGATACTTGCAATGAAGAACTAGAAACAACGGTTCGAGAAATAGTACGTCCGGACCATCTTGCGACACATTGTCAAGAATCAGGATGGGCATCTGTTCTGGCTTATAATTCAAAAGATCTTTCTGTACATTCTAAAAAAGGGCTAAAAGTGTATTCAGATCAGTTAAAAGCGTTCATTGGGGCACTCTATGCATCGAACGAAATAGAAAAATTACCCGAAGTATTGGAAGTTACAAAGAAACTATTAACGACGAATACAGAATTATCTTTTGAACCCTTAGTGAAACGAGATTTGGATATTCATTCGTTATATTTGGGAGGTCTCGTGGGTTTTGGAATGGGAATGTTTGTAATGGTATTGACGAGTTATTTATGGCTTTATCATAACAGTCTTTAACTATTATAAATGACTTAAAGATATACTAGCATAATAGTGTAAGTCGAATCAGTTCGCAGCAGAAGAAGTTATCGCGCATACAACAGTATGTTTTAGTTCTTTTTTTAGTATAAAGTGACAGGTTTCCCGAGCGGTCAAAGGGGTTGCACTTAAGTAAATTTTTAGTTATATGCTAGCTAAATTTTATGGTATGCAATGCTTCGGCTTCAGGGGTTCGAATCCCCTACCTGTCACTCTATACTTTTAACAATTTTACAATCATTTTTATGCTTGAACCCAAAAAGTTTACCCTCTTACCACCATTTAAAGATAAGATCTTTTAATAGAATAAAGATGAGTCACCACGAATATACAGATGAAGAACTTCAAGAAATTGTATCATCTTGTCATTTCTGGAACGAAGTACTTACAAAACTAAATATGAAAACGATGACACGTAGTCTTCAACGACGCATTCAAAAATCAAATATAAAATATGATCATATTAGCAAACATTTTGATGGTCTTCATACTAAATTTAATAAATTTACAAAGGAACAAATTGAAGACATTGTTAGAAATAATACAGATTGGAATATTATTATGAATCAACTAGGATATAATTCTTGTACACATATTCCAATTATTAAAAATAAATTGGATAAATTAGAAATCAATTATCATCATCTTCCAAATGATATTATTGTTTCTAGAAGACGTTATGCACTCGAAGAAATTTTAGTTGAAGATTCTCCTTATTGTGGTGGAATGCAATCTTTACTCAAACGTCTTAAACAAGAACGAAATTGGCAACACGTTTGTTCCATTTGCAATCTTTCAGAATGGAATGGAAAACCGATTCCACTTGAAATTGACCATATTGATGGATGCCATACAAATAATACCTATACAAATCTCCGTGCAATCTGTCCTAATTGCCACGCTCAAACGGATACTTATAAAGGGAAAAATATGTTGGTATGCAAACTTAACCCAAATCCAAAACCGGAATCAAAACCTCCAAAGCCAAAACCTGAAGAACAAAAATGTGAAGGCTGTAGTATTGTAATTGATCGTCGCTATACACGTTGTACAAAATGTAAATCAAAAAACATATTTGAATCTGGCGAAAATCGAAAAGTAGAACGCCCATCTTATGAACAACTTCAAGAAGATATTAAACATATGTCAATGGTTCAAGTTGGAAAGAAATATGGCGTTTCTGATAATGGTGTTCGTAAATGGTTGAAAAAGTATGAGAAATATTCTACTCCTCCATTGCTACAAACTTATTAATATAGCACGGATGATAATTATCTGCGACATAAGTGATATCATTGATTTTTACCTTGGCACAAATTTTTGTACCACGTTTTCCAGTAATGCTTTGATCTTCTTGATTAAATGAAGGAAATGGTTGAAGTGTTTGATCGTGACTAAACATCCTTGCAAAATGAGAACCTCGTTTGACATAGAAAGAATAGCGTGTTTCACCTTTGCATAGAAACTTAAAGATAAAGTATTTTTCATTGTATTTATATTTGTAGATATCTTCTATGTATTTTTGAAGAATCACAATTTCTTCTTCTTTAAAACCTTCGCTACCATTTTTTTCAGTAATTGTTAGCATTCTGTCTATATACTTATTTTTATCTATTTTTTATTTTTCATTTTTTATACTTAAAACCCTCTCTATATATTAGTATTATGTACTCCTCCTCTCTTCCTTCTACAAGTTCAGGTCATAAAGACTTAAACTCACTCATTCAATTGATGGAGCGCATTCGGGCAGTGGGTATTTATGAACAATTGGAATCCAATGAACGGCTTTCTTGGGAAAACTTTCAAAAACAATTCTTATTGTCCATTAGCATTCAGAAACTCTATTTACAACTTTTTACTTACTTTCAAGGTCTTCAAAATATTAAAACACGTGATATTTTGATTGCCTATGCATTTGTATATTATGAGATGGATGACCAACAAACAAGTGAAAATGTCCGTCGCGTTTCACAAGATTTGATCCATTGTATTCATAAAGAACCCTTTGACCAGAATTACCGTTCAAAATTGTATCATAGCTTACATCGTTTTGAACGCGAATATGTACCGTGGCGTATGGATGACCGCACTAAAATATTGGAAAAATTGTCGCATTTGTATTGGGAATATGAAGTCAACTGGCGTTTATATGAAACACGATTGACCCCTGAGGAAAAAGCCATCTTTTTATCTCAAAAAACAGAAAAACAACAAGAATGCATTCATATGATGAAAAGAATTGACAACTTAAATTTTTTTCAACAATATCAACCTGTACATGTAGATAGTCAAACATCTGAATTATTAATAACTATTTTACGCAAAGCATTCTGGGACCGAATCAAAGAAAAGCTTTTCCAAACGCCTCCAGATTATGAACCTTTAAATTCCATCTTTACGGAAATACGAGAACATGTTCAACATATTACTCGGGCACGACCAGATATAATGATTGAATTTGATGATATTATGGACATGGATTTTATTCATATGCGTCAAGCAAATCAAAGTACGGATTTACCATTTTGGAAAAATCGTTTAGATTATTTAATGGATATTCTTATCAAATTGGACAGTCTTGAACGTAAGCCGCAACACGAAGCTTATTTAAAAGATGCGTATGAACGTATGCAAAACTGTTCGATCATTAAAGATTTTTATGAAATATGCATTGAAGTGCTCGCTCATATGATGACACGACTTCTTGAAATCCGCGAAATGTACGATCATGTCTTTTCTACTCCTGTATAAATATCTTTTATTTTTATAATGATTACACGAAACCGTAAAACTCCTTCTACAAATATAAAACCATCCGATCCTTCTAAAAAAAATGAATCGTTGCAAAATCCTAAATCACAACCTTCATCAGTAGATGATTATTTAGAAGCTTTAATGAAACAGTTAGCCATTGAAAGCACAGAGCCATTGAAACAAACATGTAGTGAAATGCGAACAGCTATTCCTATTTCGTATAATGATATACCCCCAATGGAAAAACCAAAGGCAATTTTTATGACAGGAGCACCTGGTTCAGGAAAAACACATTTGATCAATGAATTCATACCATCATCCTTTAAATATGCTCTGTATAATGCCGATATTTATCAAGAACATCTATTAAAAGTGAATGGATTGTATGGAAACAAAGAACGCGAAGAAGCCATTCGTAATGAACTTCAAGCAGAAAATCCAAAAGCAACAAAAGAAGAATTGGACAAAAAGACACAACGTTATATCGCTTCGATTATCGCAACATCTATGGCGATCTCACAAAAATGTATGCGTGAAGATTTTAAAGAAATGATTCTAAAAAAGCTTCCCATCATCATTGATCGTCCAGGAGATCGTCCATCCACGATTCGTGAAGATAAGAGACATTTAGAAAATACAGGATATAAAACAATGATGATTATGGTATATGTGTCACCGATTACCGCTCTAAAAAGAAATCAACTCCGTGAGCGTCAGGTTAATTCTCCTAGAATTTTAGATGCTTGGATTGGTTGTATGAAACAGATAGCTACATATAAAAAGCTTTTTGGGGAAAATTTCTTCTTAGTCCAGAATGATTCAGAACCTTTTAAAATAACAGCAAAGGATTTGGAACCCTATATCATTCCTTCTAAAATACCTATTTATGTGAAAGAAATCCAAGAGATCTTAAAAAAATCCTTCTCATTCTCACCGATGGATAAAATACGTCCAATCATTCAATCATTTATGTCAAAACAATCTGGAGGTCGTAAGCGCCAAAGAACTAAAAAATGAAAATCCTATTCATTATCCTATCATTATGCTCGAAATCATTGACAAGAAAGAACAAGAGCGTATTCTCCAATTTGAACGACAAGGATACCTTCTCATTGATCTAACCCGTTGTTCAAAAGATGCAGTTTATCGTAAATTTCATCCAAGTTATCCTCACGGAGATGTCCCTTTTCCCGAATTTCCTAATTATACAGCTCAGTCTGTAGAAGGTATTTGGGAAGGACTGAAACGATTTGAAACAATCGGCATTGACGCAGATAAATTTCATTGTACCGATCCAATGAATCTTAAACGAACAGAAGAAGTCTATGGAAAATATCTAGGGCATCGTTACGGCTCAAGTGATATTCTAAATGAAGATGAAGCTTTTGAAAAGATTTATAAACCTCTTTATGCTTGGCAGGTTCAAATAAAACTAGAAAAAGAATTTAAAACCCTAAAAGAACTTTATCAAACAACCCCTATGATATGGATCGTGGATGATGTTTTGGATGAATATATTCTACTGCTATTGTCTTATCTTAGCGATTGAAGCATCCGTTTCACACGACGAATATAACGAACACAATGATAATAGATGTATTTTGTATCCCGTGTCATTTTTTTGGATTTATGTTTGGTTTCTTCCAATAGAACGGAACATTTATCAATAGTTGCCCTTAGAAACGTTTTATGCTCCAACAACTCTTTAAAACGATATTCGATACAGATTTTTTCCAACGCCTGATAAATCAAGATCACATTGAGCAACTGATAAGGATAGACTTCTTCTTCGGGAATATAAAGGAGTTCTTTCGCTATAAATAGCTGTAGTTTAAGCAATACGACAAGTGTTGGATACACTTGTTTCATTGTCATAGAGTGACATTTTGATAGAAAGATGTTTGGTATTTTTTTTGGGAAAGCATTTGCCTTTTCTTCTTGAAGATCGAGAATTTGTTGAAGATAATTTTTAAGTGGAATCAATTGAAACAGTGTATTCGAAGAAGTTATGGAAACACCATGGAGGAGTTGATAAGGTTCAAAGCTTTTTTGAATGACACTTTCTTTAACTGTATCACAATAAGAAACCCATTCCTTATTAGTACGATAGAGCTTTGACAATATCTCCAAATCAAACCGATTTGGATCTGCAAAAAGAACGTGAGGAGGAATCATCTTTCCTTTTCATATAAACTGTTTCGTTTATTGCTTTCATTTTTTATTTGTATAAAAGACGCCAACGAAGATTTTCTGGAACAGAATCTTTCGAAGGCACATTGGATACGGTAATTAAAATAGCAAGTGTCAGCCATACCATCACTAGAATATTCATCATAGGTTGTTCTTTATATTCATAAGCCCATTTGAAGCGAAGGGTGCTTAGGTAGAGGAGATAGGTAATGGCAGATACAACCGTGGCTACAATAATATTTCGATATTTCCAAGTTTTTAGGATTTCAAATTGATCTAATTTATCAATGGTAAATCGTAATAAGCTTAGACCGATAATAGTATCTAAAATAACCGTGGCTAAAAAGCGGAAGATGTACTTTTGATACAAAGATTGGCCTAACCATTTTAGACGGGTTTGAATATCTGTATAAGGAACAACGCCATAGAAAGGAGAAGTACCTTTGTATGTAGCTAAATTAAATTTCTCTTTTGCGAAAAGAATATCAAAGCTATATAAAATAATATTTCCCACTACATAGACAGACATAAAAGTAGATTGTTGAATGGATAATTGTGTATATTTTGATAAGAAGGTATTCAAGATATTTGCAATGACAGCCGAGCCCAAATAACCAAAAATGCCACGACGCTGTTCGCCTTGAAAGAATTGCATCGTTAAATCACTTAATATAAGATGATAATTTTATACGAATGGAATAGGGAATGGGATGGCTTTCTAACACATTATGCACATTATTACTATTGACCAATCCATTTTTATATACAATCACTCGTGCTGAAATAACGACTTCTGTACCTCATAAACATTTACGTGGAGAAATGTTGGATGCTCTTTCTCCAGAGTTTATTTATCGTTTAAACTTTTTCAATGATGTACAACAATATACTTACGATAATGAATGGATTGCGACGATTGGTAATTTTAATGAATACATTGGAGAAGATACCTACGTTCTAACAGAGGGTACCTTTTGTGGAGCCATTGATGCTCCAAGAAGTGGAACAGTTCAACTCCAATGTGGAGAAAGTGTAGGAGCGATTGCGACCGAACCTTCTACGTGTTATTATGAACTGATTGTTACAGATCCCATTCTATGTATTTCACCTACACCACCACCACCCCCAGCGCCGCCACCTCTTACGGACGGCTCTATAAGACTTGTAAACCATAATGCTTCAGCAGGAAGAGTTGAAATCTATCATAATAATATTTGGGGTACAGTTTGTGATGATATATGGGGAACCGAACATGCAACCGTTGTATGTCGTCAATTAGGATTACCTTATGGAGGTATTGCTTATAGCGCTGCTTATTATGGTGCGGGAACGGGAGAAATATGGATGGATGATGTACAATGTAACGGAAATGAATTAAATTTAAATGAATGTCGATTTTTAGGTTGGGGTGTCCATAATTGTGCTCATTCAGAAGACGCAGGTGTTTTATGTTTTACATCCTATCTACCCCCACCATCACCGCCACTGCCACCTCCACCATCACCGCCACTGCCACTGCCACCTCCACCATCACCGCCACTGCCACCTCCACCATCACCGCCACTGCCACTGCCACCTCCCCCACCGCCGCCGCCTCCTCCCCCACCGCCGCCGCCTCCTCTACCTCCACCATCACCACCACCACCTCCACCACCACCTCCACCACCACCTCCACCACCTCCACCGCCACCACCACCGCCTCCACCACCTCCACCTCCACCACTTCTACCACCACCAATACAAACCATCGATGCAGCAACACTTCAATCAGTCACACAAACAATTGGAACTGCTTTAACAACGACCGTTGCGACAAGTGTTGCAAGTGTTATGGCATCCAGTGTATCTTCCTCCATTGCTGGTTCAACAACGATGCCGTCTGCGAATCCAGCGGGTTTAATCTCTATGATTTCCGTTCTTCAAACAGTCAATATGAAAACCAATATGCAAATTGGTAAAATGCCAGAAACCTTTGAAGGGGTTGCAGGAAGTATGTCTTGGGTCAATTTTGATGTAGATGTTCTACCTACACCATCCATATCACGAAGATTACTCGCAATTACATCTCCACCAGCAGTTTGGAAAAAAGCACTTACAATTCTATTATTATATGGGGCAGTATTTATACCTTTAACTTGTATTCATTATTGGGTTGATAAAAAGAAAAAGGAACAACAAAAACCACTAAAAGGACTGATTGGTTTTCCTCAACTTGAATTTACCTTACTGCTTGTATTGATTAATCCTATCACAAAAAATGCAGGGGCATTGTTTTCATTAGGTACTTATTCATCCATTTTGTTAGGGATTGCTTTATTATGCATCGTACCCATTCCAATGATTCTTTATACTTATTATGTGATTCGTACATACATTGTTAAAAAGCGATATGCAAAGTTTATTTTATTTAATGAAATCCAAACTGTTGAACAAAATCCTTTAAATTTTATTAAACGAGGTCTTTTATCTACCAATATGGGTCATTGGAAGGACAAACATCATATTATGGAAACACACGGAATGTTCTTCCAAAATATTCGCGGACCTCTTTATGTACCAGTGGATCGCAAGCATATCGTTGTATGGGATGCAACTCAACAACGATATCGCTATGGTAAATGGAAAATATTTTATGAAAAATTTCGTTATTTAAGAACCTATTATAAACCCTATTTGTTGAGTAAAAATCTATTGGTGATCCTCTTTCTACAAGGCTTTCAATTCAATCAAAATGGAAATTATGCTCAAATCATCTTCTTAAACATCTTCTATATGATTCACTTGACCATTCTCTTTATGATCGCTCCTTTTAATTCTCATAAAGAACAAATGACGGAAGTATTAACGAGTTTATGTGAATTAGGTACTTATATTTGTGGGATTTTGCTTCTTATGATTCATAACGGAACCCTTCAAATATCTTCTCAATATCTTGAAAAAGGACTCTTCTATCTTCAAACATCTTCTATTGCTGTTCAAGTATTAAGCCAAATGGCGATCCTTTTTGTGATTGCGGGAACCCTTCAAGGCCTTATCATTGAAAAGTTTTTCCAAACTCAATTTATACAAAAAAATAAATCTCAATTGTTAGCGAAGAAATATGCAAACCGATGGCTCTATTATGTTCATAAACGAACCCTTAAAGGCTTTGCTCCACCTCCAAGAAAACTTCAAGCGATGAAAACCTTCCGATTACAAATGGAATAATATCTGTTTAGTTATCGCAATCACAAGACAGTTTTACGTATGGTACATACATTGCACAATAGTTATTTGACGGATCTAATTGATAACTCTCTTTATTTATTTCAATGCCATCTTTAGAAATATATTTAATAGGATATTTAGGTTTAAGATTATTATAATCAATGTCATATAATATCTTAGTAGGATCCTCAGGATCATATTCATATTCTGTAATTTCTTTTTCAATAATAATAGGAATATTACGTTCAACAATATAACTTTCATTATTTTCATCAACCATTGATATTTCAATCTTTTTCATCAGATTACTCGTACACCATTCATAAGTTCTATCTACTTTTATAATATAGTCTTGAGCAGTATCATCCCAAATTGCATATTCATTAATAATTTCATTAGAATAACTGTGTGTTAAAGGTTCTTTAACTTTGATGGTTTTTGTTCGAGGAGTTTCTGTTGGAATATATTCAATTGGATCAAAACACACAGAATTTGCTAACATACCAACATGTTGGCAACATTTTTCTAAATCTGATTTTAATTGATAAATATTTGGAAATGATGATGGTACGATAAATGATCCAGCTGTATAACCAAACTCTGTAGGTTCATTTAATAACCATAAATTCGAAGTGGAATGAAATGCAATTAATCCTTTTCTTTCGCGTTCTTGTTGAATAATTGATCTTATACGTATATAATCTTCTTTGGATTCAATTTGAATATTTTTAAAACATTTAATTTTTTTTACAATACCTTTATCGTCACATTCATGAACGGCATTATCTGTCCATGCATAATCACCTGGAATTAAAGTTACTGTATACATAACTTACTTATATGTTTATATATAAAAAAAATTTATTTATAAATTTAATATTTGATACACGCCAATAGGGCTATATTCCTTGGACGCGTTTCTGTCCCTCCTCCAGTGGATGGATTTCCAGTTGTCATCGTATGAATATGGGCTGAATTGGTCGTATCAATACTAATCCCTGTTGTATTTCGACCTGTATTATTCGTGTCAGCTCCTCTTAATACATAAAATAGTCCATCTGAATCTAATCCAGCTGATGTACTATATCGAATATAAGTATGATTATGTCCTGGATCCGTAATCGTATGTGTATGCGTCCCTTCTCCACTATTAGTGGTTCCGCTATGCGTATGATCCAACATCGCAGCGGATTGAGCTGATCCAAAAATGCGTCCACTGTCCATACCACTTGATTCATTCCAAGCACGTATAAATTCTCCACGAAGATCCGGTAATCCAAAAGTACTTGTATTATCTCCTATTCCAAATGTGGTACCTATCTCATTAAAGAGATCTGCATATATAGAACGTGAAATAGAAGTCCCATTGCATTTTAACCAACCTATGGGTGCATTGCTAGTTGCAAAGAAAGCAACTTGACTGACCAACACAGGAGATAAGATGTCTCCATTGACATGTAATAATGTGTTGGGTTGAAGGGTACCTATGCCAACATTTCCAGCAAAATAACTCGAATTTTTAACATGAAGCGAATGAAGAGGATAAGTGATACCAATTCCAATATTACCATTAAAGAAACTTAAATTTTGGACGTGAAGGGATTGAAGAGGGAATGTCGTACCTAATCCTATATTACCATTAACAAGCGTCATTACATTACACAGTGATATAGTAGATAAATTCGTTAAAGTTGTATTTATATTATTAGGTATTGTATTAAATATATGTTTCAATCCGATATATTGCATATTTGCATAAATCGGCAATGACATATCTTAAAGATCTAATCCAGATATAGATAATATTTATAATAAATAGAATATACTTTTAATATTTGATACACGCCAATAAGGCTATGTTCCTTGGACGCGTTTCTGTTCCTCCTCCGGTCGATGGATTTCCTGTCGTCATCGTATGTGTATGGTCTGAATTGGTTGTATTAATGCTGATCCCTGTAAATGCAGTTGAAGTATTTAGGGTTGTTGTTAATCTTAATGCATTGTATAAACCGGGTTGATATCCAGCTGTCGTGGAATGATTTGTATAAGTATGTGTATGTCCAGGATCCGTAATCGTATGCGTATGGGTGCCTTCTCCTGTATTGGTGGTTCCGCTATGCGTATGATTGATCATCGCCGCCGATTGAGCCGATCCAAATACACGACTGGTATCAATGTTTCGTGCATTGTCCCACGATCGAATAAACTTTCCTCGTAATTCGGGAAGTCCAAAAGTGGTTAAATTATCGCCAACTCCAAAGGTCGTTCCAATTCTTGCAAATAAATTAGCATAGGTAGATCGATTGATGGACGTGCCATTGCATTTTAACCAACCAGAAGGAGCCGTTGATTTAGCAAACCAAGCAATTTTTCCAACCAATACAGGGGATTGGATGTCACCATTGACATGTAAAAGACGACGAGGGAGGGAGGTACCGATTCCAATATTACCAACAAAGTAACTGGAGTTTTGGACGTGAAGGGAATGAAGAGGGAGGGTGGTACCTATTCCAATATTGCCATTAAAGTAACTCGGATTCTGGACGTGAAGAGATTGAAGAGGTATGGTCGTACCGATGCCAATATTGCCATTTATAAGCGTCATTACATTACTAGTGGGAAAACTTGCAAATGAATTATATGAAGATGTATTTATTTCAAAAGATGTATTGAAAAAATGTTTTTCAGCAATATATTGTGTAGTATCATATATTATAGGTAGAGACATATTACTACTAAAAATCTAAAACAGTAATAGATAAAAATTATTAATAGATAAAAGTAATTTATCAATATTTAATACATGCGAGTAAAGCAATGTTATCTGGTCGTGTTTCTGTTCCTCCTCCTGTGGATGGATTTCCTGTCGTCATCGTATGTGTATGGGCTGAATTGGTCGTATTAATGCTGATCCCTGTTGTTTTTGAACCTGTGGTACGTGTTGCTGCATTACGAAGCATAGTATAATTTGCACCCGCGGCTTGAAAAGAAGTATCATAAATTGTATAAGTATGACTATGTCCTGGATCTGTAATTGTATGTGTATGAGCGCCTTCTCCACTATTCGTGGTTCCGCTATGCGTATGATTCAACATCGCGGCTGATTGAGCCGATCCAAATGTTCGACTTGCATCAATACCTCTTCCATCATCCCATCCTCTTATAAACTCACCTCTAAGCTCAGGAAGTCCATATGTAGTAATGGTATCTCCATTGCCAAAAACGGTTCCAATGGTTGAAAAAAGTGCATTA